GCACCCACGGGAACATGGTTAGCAAGTATTCCACCCGTGGCGGCTGGTTCTTACTTGTGGAGCAAGACCGAGATAACGTACACGGATAACTCTAGAAGCACGATGTATTCCGTGGCAAGGATGGGAACGAATGGTACTAACGGGAACGCCGGGAACGGGGTAAGCGGCACGGTGGTGACGTACCAAGCCTCAACTTCCGGCACGACCGCACCGACTGGGACGTGGAGTAACACCATTCCCCCGGTTTCGGCAGGTTCTTTCCTTTGGACGAAAACGGTAATCAGTTACACGAATGGAACAAGTTCGACAATTTACTCCGTGGGTAAGATGGGAAGCACGGGAGCGGCGGGGAAAGACGCTTACACGATCCTGCTAACCAACGAGGCTCACACTGTGGCTTGCGATGCCAACGGGAATCCGTTACCGGGAGAATTGGCGAAGGCGAAAACGAAGATAACTGCCTACAAGGGGACTTCTAAATTAGCGGCAGTTCATTCCGGGGCAACGACGGGGCAATTCTATGTCGTTAGTTTAACAAGTGTTGGCGGATCATTTCAATTAAATGGTAATGACGAGATAACATGTACTGCCATGAATGCGGACACGGCGTCATACACTTGTAAAGTTTATCTTGAATCTACTTCTTTCTATGTGGAGAAAACATTTATTGTCACGAAAGCGAAATCTGGGGAAAATTACTGGAAAACTGACGTGTGGCTGGATGCGTCCTCCTATGACGCTGACAAATGGATACCTTTTACCGGTACGGCTTTGCAAAGAATGGGATACAACAGGATATGCGTTTCGGTGGCGCTTAATAGTGGAACTAAACCGGTTTGGAGTACTCACGCCTCTGGTTTCTCGGTTGACTTTGATTTCGATATGCAAGCGAGCGGGTGGGGAACGACTGACGCGCAAACTCTAATTTACGCTGACACGTTCAAGTTCTGCCCGGAGTCTCCGGCGAGTTGCGGGCAAATGACGTATTCAAGCATCCCGGTTTTGTACCTGCGTGGAGGAGGCAAGTATCACGTGAAAACTGATTTTCCCGTCACGTGGACACCAAGGCCTGACGGGTACACGTGGACCAGTGGATCGTACACGCAATCGGTAAGCCCGCAAACGAGTAGGCCGAAGCCGGTTGGGACAAGCATAATCGGTCGTGGTGTTAGATCGGTGGCGAACAAGTACGCGGTTTCATCAAGCAACACAACGGCCCCAACATCATGGTCAGACACGGTTCCAGCCACGACGACGACGAATAGATACCTTTGGAATTACGAGATCATAACCTACACGGACGGCACGACGGCGGAAACGAACAAGCGAGTGATCGGGGTGCATGGAGCCACCGGAGCCACGGGAGTGGGGATTAAATCGATCACCGAGTATTACCTCGCTTCCGCTAGTGCAAGTGGCGTGACAACATCCACGTCGGGATGGACGACCGGGATGCAAGTCACCACAACGACAAAGAAGTACTTGTGGAATTACGAGATTGTCACGTACACGGATAATAGTAAATACACTAGCACGCCTGTGATCATCGGGACTCATGGTGCCACCGGAGACAAGGGAGACACTGGTGCGGCTGGTAAGGGCGTGAAAAGCACGGCAACTGCTTATCAAGCCTCAAGTTCTGGAACTACAACTCCTACCGGGACGTGGAGTAGTAGTATACCCGCCGTTGCAGCCGGGCAATACCTTTGGACCCGGACAATCATAACTTACACGGACAACACGACAAGCACGATGTATTCTGTCGGTAGAATGGGTACGAATGGCACGAATGGTAACGCCGGGAACGGGGTGAGTAGTACCACTATAACTTATCAAGCCTCAACATCAGGCAGCACGGCACCAACGGGTACATGGAGCGGTAGTATTCCAATGGTTGCGGCGGGTTCTTATCTTTGGACGAGAACGATAATTAGTTACACTAATGGTACGAGTTCTACAATTTACTCGGTGGGAAAAATGGGGAATACCGGGGCGCAGGGACAACCAGGGGAATCGATTAACGGGAAGATGTTGTATCGAGACCCGGAATTTAAAGTAGGGTTAAACGGGACTAGAACTTATGGTGCGCAGAATGGCGGGGGAACCGTGGTAATATCTCGCACGAAAAAATCAACAGGTCAAAATCAAGCGGGATCGTTGACATCCACCGAGGCGGCCCAAATAAAGGAAAAACTAGCGGGTTCCCCGTACTCGGAATCGGATTGGTGCTTGTACATCAAGTGTCATGGTGGCACGTCAACAGGTCATCTAGGAGGATTCTACTTCGGGAATCAATCGAGAGCGAATGCCGTGTTCATCGTTAAAGTTAGTGCCAAAATACCCGTCGGGTACACGCTTAAAAACGCTCATAATTCACATGGAACTGGTTACAAGCAGGAATTTCTAACCCCCATGGTGGGAACGGGGAAATACGAGACTTATATTTTCAAGGAAACTTGCGGTCCAACCGGAACTTTTAACACCGTGAATCACCTTTACCTTTCTGGCCCGGTGACAACCGAGGCCGCCCCTTGCGAGTGGTTCGTGGATTACGCAACGGTCTTTGACCAAACGTCGGACGGGTATGCCGATATAGAAATCGTCACGAAAGATTCTTTCGCGGTACAGCTTGGGTTCACTAGTTTCGAGGCACTGAAGGCGAACGCTTTAACTAAAGGTCCGCTAATAAAAGCGGGGCTTATTAACGCGGATGTTATAGATGTCAACACGCTGGCGGCCAATAACGCTTTTATCGACAAGTTAAGAACGAACATCCTAAAAGCTAACGTTATCACGGCCAATATGATTTCCGTTATCGGTTTCACGTTTGCCGACAACAAGATAATTGGCGGCAAAGACTTTGGTGTGGGACCGGGGGTAAAGGTAACATCAACGGATTCGGAGAAATCATTTAAAGCTTACAAGGATGCTAGTAACTATATTAGCATGTACTATAATAGCGCTAGTGACTGGGGGTTGAAAGGGGTTGTGGGAGGTGCGGAACTGTTAAAATTAGGGATAACGAACAAGCTCGGTCCTTTCGCTATCGAGGGATCGTGGCTAAGGGGTAGCAACCTGGCTCTATCTGGTTCCCAGTTAAATTTCAGTTATAGCGGCCATCAAGTGTACGTGGGTAGTCATCCTGACATGACTACCGCCGGGAATGCCAAGCTGGGGACTTTCATGTTGTCCGGGGGAGGTTATGGAGGTCTGGGTAGTAATAAACAAGTGGCGTTGATAGCGGGAGCCCCCAATAATGGTAATTCTTATGCCATGGCGGTGACACAGGGGATGTTAAAAATGTTCTCAAACGCGCACATCGTGTCGGGAGTTTTCAGGGCTTACATGACGGGAACCAACCCGGGTATAACGCTGGGTAACGAGCATCCCAATATGATATGCCTTTACGGTACTGGTAACAGGAAGAAAGTAAACTTGTACGCGGGTATGGAAATCGGAAGCCATTTTTTCATAACAAGCGAGGCCTCGCAAGGGTTTGACGTGTTATGCACGGGAAGTGAAAGATTTTACCGCAACGGGAACACGTACGTGGCTGTCCAGTCAAGTGGACAAGATACTGTTCTCGTGATGAAGACGGACACGTACAAGTGGACGGCCTGCCAGCTGCCTATTAACTGGCTTGGGACGTGGAATCCTTGATTGTAAGAAGTGAATTAATATCGAACATGTAAAATTAACGAGTATGAAACTGACATTTGTAGACAGATTTGCCATTAAGAATCTCATTCCTGATCAGGCTAACATCATAAAAGGTATGTTGTTCAATTCAATCGCCAAAAAAGTGGATTTCACCCCGGAGGAGATAGATCGTCATGAACTTTTGAATGAAGAAACGATTATAAACAATATCACAGAGACCATAGATGTGGTATTCGAGGAATCCGAGTTAGCGGTACTGAGAGAGAGGATCGACGAGATGGATCAAGCGGGAACGATTCCATTGCAGCTTATCGATTCTTATTGCAAGATAAAGAACACGAACGTTTAATTTAAAAATTATAGGAAATGGAAATTAATTACAAGACAGTGGCAACAACCACTATCCCGGTTATTTTGAAAGGGATCAACGTGAATTTTTCGGCGGAGTACGAGAATAACATCCCCGGTATCGTGACTTTTAGTTGCGACGGGCATTTCGTGGACGAGAATTCACGGCGTTCCGATTATTTGAATTTTAGCGGGTCTTACGACTGCGAGAATCGCTCTTTCACAGCCATCAGTGGTGGCCCGGTGTCACCCGTTTTCTTGACGTTGCTGGAGCAACCGATCATGGAGTTTTACAACACGATCAAGGAAGGGTGATAAAAAAAGGGGGGAACTTTTTCCATCACGGTACTTGTTCCCTCCATAATTAGAGTTTTCAATACGCGAAAATAGTAACAAATAATGCAATATTGAAAAATAATGGAATAAAAGGAGGCGTGTAATGATAGAATTTTTTGTGACAGGTGATTTTAACGTTATTCAATCGCAAGTGTACATTATACTGGCGATGTGGGCTATAATGGTTCTCGCTGTTTGTATCGACTTGTGGGCAGGTACGGATAGTGCTAAAGCCCGGGGAGAGAAGATTTATTCCGGCGGTTTGCGAAGAACTTTTTCGAAGCTTGGGGATTACTGGCGAATACAAGTCATGGCCTTGATATTTGATTTGATCGGGAGCTGTATCGACTGGTACACGTTACCTTTCGCCTCGATGCTCGTGACGGCCGCTATCGTGTTAATCGAGGGACGTAGCGTGTGGGAGAACGAGAAAGCGAAGAAAAGTCAAGTGGCGAAATTACCGGATGCCATCCGGGCGATAATCCAATGTGCTGATGCTAAAACGGCAGAACAATTACTGGACAAATTAAAAAAACTCGATGATGAAACTAGAACTAAATAGAATAGTGAAGAAACCTTTATACACGATTGGTCGGTTGTTCGTGGACGGGGAATATTTCTGTGACACCTTGGAAGATCGTTGTCGGGATTTGGACAAGGAAGAGAAGGTGATGAACGAGACGGCGATCCCGGCAGGAACCTACGAGGTTATCGTGAACGTGTCCGCGAAATTTAAACGGAAATTGCCTTTGCTTTTGAATGTTCCCCACTTCACGGGTATAAGAATTCACAAGGGTAATACAGATAAGGACACGTCCGGGTGTATTCTCGTGGGAGAAAACAGAATACCCGGAAGAGTGATTAACTCGACAAATTACGAGTTAAGATTAACACGTGTACTGGAGGAAGCGATGGTGGCCGGGGAAAAAATAACCATAACAGTAAAATAGCAAGTTTTATGAAAGCAAAAGAGTATTCAGTTTTTGAAGGGGGAGAGCGTAACTGTCATCAGCCTGTGAATGCAGGTGAGCAAACAATTCATCGAGGGTCCTCCATTGGCGTGTGTCCCCGAAATGAAGAATTATCTTCCATAAATAGGGATGTTCAACAAACAGGGGGAACATCTTTGTTGCTATCACGTTGTAATAATCTCGATGATATTTTGGCTCGGACAAAATTGAACCCCAAGATTGTAACCATCCCGGATGATCAGTTGAAGAAAGCAGCCGAGGATTTTTTGAAAGGAGGGCATCTAGATAATCCCGGAGAGAGGGGGCGTAATGGGTCTGGTATTCTTCGTGAGATTGAGACCAAGAGGAATAAAAAAGTGAAAGTTGAAATATAGACGCTAGCTCGCAAATGGACTCCTCGAACCATGTTAATCCAGTTATCTCCCCAGTAAATTTTCCGTTTATTAAATGATGGCAATATTCATGAGCAAACTGGTATATCCATTGACACCAGTAATTTTCTTGAGTATTTAAATGAATTTGATGCCCAATACCGATATCTGTACACATGGGACAGTTAGGATTATAAATAATATAACAATTACGAGAGATAAAAGGTGGAATTTCTAAATATGCTGAAAAATTGACATCAACTGATGCCAACAACGTGTGAATGATATTTCTGTCATAATTACCGAAGGATTGATCATTTGCTATGTATAGATTTGGTGCGAATTGAATGAAACTCATGATTTTATTTTTAATGACAAAACAAAAGTAATAATAAAATGAATAAATTTCTAGTCGTATGCTGTATAGCTTGTTTTGCAATTGGATTCTTTCTTGGGCGTTCTTTCTCGAAAGAAAAAATAATTACTAAAAACGTACAAGGTGTAACGATTCGGGACACGATAACTCGATTTGTTCCGGATACGGTTTATTTAACCGGGAAATTAAAGTATAAGTATGTGTATATTTCGGATACGATTTATAAAGATATACCCGTGATCGATCGGGAGAAAAGTATCGCAGAAACAGTCCGGGACTGGAACCGGACGAGAGAATACAATAGACTACTTTTCGATAACGAATTCGGTAAATTGTCTATCGATTTTGTTACGCAATACAACGAATTACAGAAACTATCTTACTCATTTACCCCGGTATACAGAGAAAAAATGATCGTGAAGAAAAGAGTGTTCGAGCCTTTTGTTTCTGTGTCTTGTATCCAGTTGAGTTTTTTTAGTATGGGTGGCGGTTTTTTTTATCAAGACGTCGGTTTTAGAGTAGAATATGCAGTTAATGGCTTGAATTTTGGAATAATGTATAAGTTTTGAGTATTATTGGGGGCAAGATTATACTTCTATTGTAAAACAGAAATTTTACTGGTTTGTATTCAATTAGGAGTGAATTAGAAAGAGGCTAAATGCCTCTTTCTTGGTTGTAGGTTGTAAGCTAAAATACATCTTCATGTGCTTCGATTAGAGCGTTTGCTTTTTGAATATCATGTGGTGTATAAATGTCCGTAATCAGAATACTTGAATGTCTGGCTTGATCCCTAACACTTAATTTGTCGATATTGGTATCCCTGAGCAAGTTCGTGATTCCTGAATACTTTAAACTATAAAATTGATAATAAGCGGGAAAGTGCAATTTTTTCCGAATCTCTCGACTCCAGTAATCTCTAAAACGTTTTTCGTTTACGTATTCTAACCCGGGCATAAAATCCTTGGAAAATAGGTATGATTCACTTGGATTGTTGAAAATACTTAGATCAACCATAAGGTGTATTACTTTTTTAGGGAGAGTAATAACCCCTGCGGTTCTATTCTTAGAGATGTCTTCAGGAATATAGATAGTACGATTTTTAATAGAGAGATGTTCAAGTTTTATCTTGGACATCTCTTTTGGGCGTATAAAACAATAATACAATATATAACAAGCTAATAGATAATGTTTATTATGCTCCTGAAGATAAGTACTTAGTCGAATCAAATCTTGTTTCTCTATCATTTTTCGTTTCTTCTTGTGGGCTTTTTTACCTAACATGGAGAATCCCTCGCTAGGTTTGACCTTTACGAACTGTTGTTGCACCAAATACGTGGAAAATTGGCGTAGCCATGATAAGTAATTATCTCTAGTTTGAGCTGTATTTTCTCGGTCAATATAAACATGATCTAGAAAATCATTGACATAGGCGTGATCAAGTTGATATATGTATGTTATAGGTATTTTAAGTCTTTCATTATAATTGCATAAATTGCGTAAGAAAGAGGAATATGCGGTAAATGTTTCTTCTGTATATATGTTATCCTGAAATAATTTTGTAATATATCGTTTATAATGTTCGCATACATCATCGAATTTGTTGTAAGATTTTCCGTATTGTGTTTCAATCCACGGGTTCCATCCCTTGGATAGTTGGTCGCTTAACCTTTTTATTAAATCTTGTGCATATTTTCTTTTTGCACATATCCCGCCAGCAATACGATTAATTTTTATTCGTTTTCTATGGAGTTTACCAAGTGCTGGATCAAAAGCCATGAAGCCGATGTACCATTCTTTCCCCGTGTAAAGTTGTGGGGGTGTGTAAGAAATAATCTCGTCAATTCGTGTTTTTTCGTGATTTGTCAT